ATAACGCTCTGTGGGCACGCACAGACGCTGTAGCGAGGCTCTACGCATCACTGCACCCATGGCTCGTGGCTCGTGGGTTGTCATCTCAGGGTTTAGGTGGTTCATCCATTCCCACACATCATCTGTGGTGAAGTCGTGACGCTCGATGGATAACATCCCAACAATGTTGAGGGCTTCTACTGCCCATGAAATGTCTGCATTGAGGCCGACGCGCTCAATGGCTTCTTCTAGTAGTGCGATGGCTAGTGGCTCATCGAAGAGGGACGGTTGGTCTGTCATGTTGGTTTCCTTTGGTTAAAGCCCTTTGAGTGGCTGAATGTGACTATACACAATTTGCGAAGTCAGTGGTGGATATCCCAATGGAAACAAAGATACCCACCACCTAGCCCCAGTAACGCTCAAACAATACTGGGAGTTCTTATGGCTTAGAAAGTGCGCGCCATGCTTTTTCAAAGTCTGCAGCGCTTTCCCATTCGTTGCTGATTTCTGCGTGGAGCCAGACGCCACCGAATGAGCCGGCATTGTCATCCTTGGTAAAGAGTTTGATGCCTTTTTCTTGAGCGCCACGGCTGCATCTCCAGCCTCTGCCGTAGGCGGTTTTGTCCGCGTCGGACTGTGCTGGGTCGCGGAAACTATAGTCATGAAGTTCGCATAGTAAAAGGGCTTCTGAATGCTCAATAAGCCAAACCCAAGCCTCTTTAGCAGCTGCTCTTCCTGCTCTGGTGGCTGGGTAACCCATGTCAATTGCGTAACCAGTTGCGTGAACGCTCAGGTTTTTTGAGCCGCGCATTTGACGGTTGACGTACATTCCTAGGTTGGTGAATGCCCAGCGTTTATTGCATAGGTCATAAAACTTTTTGGTGATTGGTGATGTTGAGCCACCATCCCACGAAGGGTAAAAAGGGTACTTACGAGCGGTCATGGTGCTGGTGGGTCTTTCGGTCTGTCTTTAAGCCCGTTACCTGCTAATACCCCTAAGAGTCCACCTGTCAATGTGGCAAGCATTGGCGACAACACCGACCATGCTGCATCGTCGTTGGGTGAGACTTCGAGCGGTTGTGTCACAAACAGAAGGCCGTATAGCAATGCCAAGATTGAAGCAAGGAATGCAAGGGTCAATCCGACGGCGACGACAAAGATGAGTCGTGCTTTGATTTCTTCGTTTGTATGTCTGTTGTCTGGTTTCATGTGCATTTCCCTCCGCTGCCATAAGCAGGTGCAATTGTTGTTGAGATTGTTTCGGTTACTCCGCGCAACGCTTTGTTTTTAGTGGGTGGGCAGTTAAGGCGTTCACGGTCTGCGCAAGCGGTGAGCGACCCCAAAAAGACCAATAAAATCAGGCTTTTTCGCATTATGCAGGCCCGATGTCCTCAACAAGCAAGAAACCGATTTCTGTTGCAGCTCGTGCTGCAATGCCTGTGCCTGAACCATAAGAAAGCGTTGCAGTCAATGTGATACTGCCAGCAGTAAAAGTTCCAACATAAATGTCAGTTCCTGTTTGCTCTTGAGATGTCAAACAAGCAACGTCGCATCGGTTCAAAACCGTTGCTCCGTTTTTAATTCTCATAGTCATGTTCGATGCAACTGAACCATAAAGACGAGGCTCAAAATATGTGACGCGATAATAACGGTTTGCAATAGCGGTGAATGCGCTTGCGGTGACTTGGGTTTCTTCGGCCGTAATTGACGTATCTGATGAGGTCACTTGTGCGTAAGCGACTACGCCAAACGGAAGTGCGTTCATTTGTGCTGCGGTCAGGATTGCCCCTGAAACGAATGTTGTATTTGGTGCTATTGCCATGTTTGTCTCCTTTAGAAACTGAGAAGGTTATTGTTGAGCGTTCCGAAGATTGCGTCGTTCAGGGTGAGGTATTGGTTGCCGTCCGTACTCTCAAAAGTGTACGAAACAATATGGCTACCCGGAGTGATGTTATGACTAATGCCTGACACAATCAGGGTTTGTGTTTCGGTTGCTGGGGTACCGATTACAAAGTTTTTAACCACTGTGCAGATGCTTGTCAGGTCAAGGCCAAGGATGATGTTTTGATTAGCCGTTGAAAGAGCAGCCATTTGAGTAGATAACCCTGTGAAACGAAGAACTGGGTTTTGGTATTTGCCCAGCAGATAGTTGCCAAGCCCAGCAACCTCTGTGGTTGTGCTGTTGAGCAAGTCCATTAGGGCGTATTGCTGTGCCTGATACAGCGCAATGCTGTTGGCGTTGCTGGCGGTCTGTTTAGCCCCTGCTGGTGATTGGGTCACAATGTAGTTGTAAAGCAGCTCGTCGCCGTATTGGTTGACCAGTGTCTGGTATGGCAAGCCTGTGCCGTCCGTGTTGAAGGTAGCCCCAGCCACTGGGTTGAGAACACTAGACCTACCCTTGAAAGTAAGGGTGCCGTTAGCGCTCATGAACAGATAGCCCTGCTCGCTGGTGTTTACCAGTTGCAGATAGTTCAGCACGTTGGTGTCTTGGGCAATGGCGTAAGCACCAAGAGTTGAAGAACCAGTGGCAATAGCGCGAGCGCCTTGGTAGTTGATTTCGGAATAACTAAGGACGGTACCTATTCGTGTCCCAGTTGCTTGCACAGTCATTTCTCCGACTGTTCGGGCGTTGAGGGCTTGGTTGGCAAGCACTGTGAACTGGTCAGAACATGAGGCATACATGATGTCTTCGTTGCTAATGTCGTAATCAAGGTTCCAGTCAGTTACAAGACCTGTGTAAATGGGTACGCCGTTGGCAAGTATTTGCACTGGGCATCGAGGCAACACAAACGGGTAGTAAGGGCTTGACGTGTTGGTTGGGTTCAAGATTTGGCTGGCATTATCAAAAGCAATAGTTGCTGTGCCTGCATTGAATTGGTCTAACTGTCGTGAGCGTCCACGGGTGATATTGACTGATTCAACTAGATAGGTCAGGTCAACCATGGTGACACCACCAAGGGTTCCCCTGCCAGCCGTGTTAAGAACGCCGTAAAAGGCATCATTCAAAAGAAATGGGGTACCAAAGCCAGTTGTGCTTTGAAAGCCCACCAGCACCTGCATAGTTGGGACGCTCATGCAGCTGCAAACACCTGACCACTACGGCGCTGGGCGCGTTGGATTGCTTCAATGATTTGCTGACCGATTTGGTCGGGCGTTGAAACAAGACCAGCGTTCACTGTGATGTTCATGCCGCCACCCATTCCGGCGTTTGGCCCAGTAAGGGGAATTACAGCCTCAGGGCCGCGCTCACCTATCAGGGCAAGAGTTGGGCTGGTGACAATTCCGCCGTTGGCAAGCATTGGAATGTTTGGCACGTCAAAGCCTTTGCCACCGATAACCGGAACCCAGTCAGGGACAGAGAACTTGAGTTTTCCAATTGTGTTATTCCACAAAGTAGCAATGCCGTTAAAGATGGCTTTGTAAACGCCCATGACAAAAGTGAGATAACTGGTAATGGCATCCATGCCACCCTTGATACCTTTTTTAATTACGCCAAATACGTCGTCAACAATGTCGCGGAACGCATCAAACTTTTTGTAGGCAATAACCAAACCAACAACCAAAGCAGCAATAGCCACAGCAAAAAGGACTACTGGGTTAAGGGCCATCACTGCGTTAAATGCTGTTTGTACGGCTGTAAAAGCGGTTGTGGCTGCAGTCCATGCCGTCATGGCAGCGTTAGTGATTACAATTGCGGCTGCGATACCACCGATGACGCCAGCAATAATTAAGAACACAGTTGAGTTCTCGGATGCCCATTGACCCATGGCTTGAAGGAATGGCAACACGGCCTCAATGGCTGGCAAAAGTGCAGCTCCGATTGATTCTTTGGTTTCGGCAAGGGCAATACCAAGACGCTTGAATTGTCCTTCGGCGGTTCCGGCTGCATCTGCAGCTGCGCCACCGAACTTTTTTGCCACGTCGTCTGAATAGTCGCCAGTCGTTGCCATAAGGTCATTAACAATTTGAGATTGGCTGGCAAACTTCTCATTGGCTGCGGTTAGTTTCTTTGTGGCTTCTTCGCCTGAAAGCATCCCCTCAGCAATTTGGTACTTGACCAAAGCAAGGGCAGCCTCATCTTTGGCAAGTTTCTTTTGTTCTTTTTGCAGGTCAATGGAAGCCTGAATGCCCTCAGACATTGGAATGCCCAACTTTTTCAAGGCTGCATATTGTCCCATTTCGGCCTTAGCCAGTGCTTGGGTCACGGCTTCAAGTGGCTTGCCAGTAGCGGCTGCCACATCCTGAGCAATAGCCAACAACTTGTTTGAACGCTCGACGTCGTTTGTAGCCAAAACCAACTTGCTAAATGCTGGGCGCAATTCGTCATCAGCAACACCAGTAGCCATTGACATTTTAGTAATCATGTCCTCAGTGGCTTTGATTTGCGCGTCTGTGGCGTGGGCTGAGTTGCGAAGGTTGCCAGCAAGAACAACTTGTGCAGCAGCATCTTCGGCAGCGCCCTTAGCGGCATCACCCAAAGCAACAGCCAAACCTGCTAATGCAAGACCAGCAGGGACGGCTGCCTTCTTGATTGCAAACTGAGCCTTTTGACCGTTCGTTTCAAGTTGCTTGAACTGGGCAATGGCTTTGCTAATACCAGCGCCATCAAACTCGCTGATGATTGGAATAGTAATAGCCATTAGATTCTCCCGTTATTGCCAGTCATCTTCATGACTTTGTTTACCAAGTCACGGACTTGATTATTGACTTGAGCATCTTGGGCTTCGTACGCGCGCCAAATAATACGGGAAGGTGAGCCATATCGGGCTTGCAAGGATTGAGACAAAGTACCTTTTCGCGCCATGTCAAACAGGGTAGCCTGCGGCCCACCCCACCTAATGCCAAAGACAGCAAGGTTTTGCCTGAATCCACCCGGAGCGTCACGAACTTTTTTTCCACTTGTGAAGGCTTTAAGGTTTTTGTTTACCTTTGCTGATTCCCAGTGCATAAGTTCAGCGCCACTTTTGCCAGTCCAAGACCGAGCCATACCTGATAGCGGTGCATCATCAGGAATGTTGCGTCGAGCCTCAACCAGCACTGGGTCAACAATCGCCTTAAACTCTGTGGTAATAGAACGACGAAGTTTTTTGTCAATCTTGTTCAGCTGCGCAAGAGCGTCTTTCAAACCAACGGCTTCAATTGGCGCAATCTCAACGGCCATCTTTGCGCCTTGATTTATTTATGACGTCTATGACTGTGTTCATGTCTTGCGTTTCGAAGGGTATTTGTGGAGGCCACCACCCAGTCTCAACTAGCAGTTCTGCTAGAGAGCGTGAGTAGGTGCCTCGCTGGTGGGGTTTGTGGGTTCGTCCGTTACAACTTCAATGGCGACCAGTGTCTTGACGTAATCATCAAAGATTGCTTTTGTTGGTATGCCGTTTACTTTGCAGGATTCAAAAGCCATGAATGCCAAGTCTTCAAGTCCTACGCCAGTGGCAAGGTTTGAGGCTTTTTGTTTAAACTTTCGTTCCCAAGCAATGATGACGTAGAGGTTTGTTGTGACCTCATAGGTTGTTTCGTTTGTTGTGACTTTGAGCGTGAGTTGCATTGTGTTGTTTCTTGTTTATGGTGCGGTGATGTCGCGTACCCAAGTGCCGCCTGTGAAGGAAGCCTCTACGGTTGCAAGTTCGCCAACTGTTGAGTT